GCCTTCAACGCGCTCGGCGGCTGGATCACGGTCGTCTCGGGCCTCATCATCGGCGGCATTGCCCTCTGGCAGAAGTATCGCGAAACCGCCGAGCAAGCCGCGCGCGCCGCCGTCTCCGCTGCGACGCTGAACAAGGCGATGCAGCAGAACAAGGTCACGCAGGGCCAGATCGACGACGCGGACTCGGGCATTCGCAACAAGAAGGTCGAGATCGGCAACATCGACACGCAAATCTCCATGCGCAAGCAGGGCATGGACGAGCAGGGCAACTTCATCGGCCGCAAGGGCGACGATGACCCCGAGATCAAGGCGCTAAGGGCCAAGCGCCAGGCGCTCGCGGGCGAAGTCACGAACCTCGAAGCGGTGCGCGGCGAGGCGCAGAAGTCGCTCGACAAGGCCAACGCCGTGCTGGAGAGCCACGCCTACGCGCAGGGCCTCGAGGAAAAGACCGACGAGGAGTTGCGCTCGCTGGGCGCTGAGCGCTCCAAGCGCGTCGCGGCGATTCAGGACAGCTTCAAGGATCGGATCAACGCGGCCAAGAAGGGTTCGGATCAAGAAAAGGTGCTCTCGCAGCAGCAGGCGGATGCGCTCAAAGCGGTGGAAGTCGACATCACCCAAAAGCGCATCAAGGTGCTCGAGGACCGCCGCAACGCGATCAACGCAGAAATTCAGAAGGGATTCACTGGCAAGGACGCGCAGGCGCAGGCGCTCGCCGCCGCTAAAGAGCAGGATCGTCTGAACCAGCAAATCGCGCAGGCGCAGCAGGGCATCTCCGACCTGAACGCGCCGAACCCGATTGGCGTGAAGAAGAAAAAGGAAGGCAGCGCCAAGCCGCCGACGGACCTCTTCGCCAAGAAGAACGCCGACATCAAGTCGCAGCTCGCGCAGGCGAAGGCCGAGCTCGAAATGATCGTCTCGGGCGTGTCCGGCTACGACCAGATCCGCGCCGAAGCCGAAGCGAAGATCAAGGCGCTGTGGGAGAACGGCGAGCTCGATACGAAGGGCCACGGCAAGGGCGCGAAGGATACGCGCCCGGCTTGGGACAGTTCGAAGGTGCAGGGCCTCATCGACGATGAGACGATGCTCAAGATCACCGAGAACGCCAAGAGCCAGATGGAGTCGCTCAAGGGCAAGCTCGCGCCGCTCGCCGCCGAGTATCAGGAGAGCATCGACAAGCTGATGAAGGGCGATGTCACGACGCCTGACTCCGACGACAAGAACGGCAGGGGCGCGATCAAGGCGCTCGAGAAGCTGAGCGCGCGCTCGAAGGATGCGGCCAAGGACATCGCGCCGATCCTCGAATACATGAAGAAGATCCAGCTGGTGAGCGACCAGATGGACCTCGTGAGCTTCACGCGCGAGATCGTCAAGAAGGACCAGGAGACGCAGGTCGGCCTCATCAAGAACACGCAGGATCGTTTGCGCGCGCAGATCGCGCTGGAAAACGATGCGTGGGACAAGGCAGCGCAGGCACGGCTTGCCAAGGTGAAGGCTGACGGCGGCGACGCCTCGAAGGAAGAGGCCATGATCGCGGCCGCGCGTGTGACGCGCGATGCCGATAAAATGAAGAAGATGCAAACGCCGATGCAAGATCTGCTCGACAAGTGGAGCGACACCACTGAGCAGATGCGCCAGAAGACGACCGGCTGGGCCGACTCCACGATCGACGCCTTCGTGAACCTCGCCAAGACCGGCAAGCTCAGCTTCACCGATCTGTTCGAGACGATCGGCACGGACATGCTGCGCGTGAGCCTGCAAAAGTCGATGGGCGGCGGCCTGCAGCAGCTCTATGACGGCATCGCCGATGGCTTTGCGAACAAGATCGGCGGCAACGGCAAGGGGCAGGGCACCGATGCGGCGACGGGCGCGGCAGGCTCGGGCCTCGCCTCGTTCTTCGCACACCCGATCGACTCGATCACGTCCATTTTCAACAAGCTCACGGGCTCCGGCGACAGCCTGAACACGAAGCTCGTGGACCAGGCCAAGCAGACGGTCATCGGCACGAGCGCCAACACGACCACGGCCAATTCGGTGGTCACGCTCGGCAACGCGGCGATCTATGCCGCACAGGCGCTCGCCTCGATTCAGGGCGGCGGTGGCTCGGGCGGGATTCTGGGCGCGATCGGCAGCATCGCGGGGGCGGCGGCGTCGGCTTACTTCGGCGGCTATGGCACGGCCACCGAGGGGGCGCTTGCGCAGACCCAATCGTTTGGCAGTGGCCTGAGCGGCGAGACGAACATGAGCACGCTGATGGGCGTGCAGGGCGGCACCAACACGCTTGGCAACTATGCCTATGGCGGCGGCGCGATGTCGAGCGAATACAAGTTCGCCGACGGCGGGATCATGACGCAGATGGGGCCGTTGGCGCTGCGCAAGTATGCCAACGGTGGCATCGCCAACTCCCCGCAGGTCGCGATCTACGGCGAGGGCAGCATGAACGAGGCGTTCGTGCCGCTGCCCGATGGCCGCAGCATCCCCGTGACGATCACCGGCGGCCAGCAGCAAGGCGCGGGCAACGCGGGCGCAGGCGGCCCCTCGGTGACGGTGAACGTTATCAACCAGACCAACCAGCAGGTTACCGCCCAGCAGGGCCAGCCCCGCTTCGACGGCAAGCAGATGATCCTCGACATCGTGCTGACGGCGGCGACCACACCGGGCAACTTCCGCGACGGGATGAAAGGCGCACTGAAATGACCACCTACACGACTTTGCCGCACAACGATTTGCTGGATTCGAGCAAGTTCCAGCCGGAGAAGGAAAACCCCGCGATGGCCTCCAAGATGGACGGAGGCTACGTGGTCACGCGCCCGAAGCACACGAGAAAGCCCCGGCGCACCTTCACCTGCGGCTTCACCGACTTCACCGACGCGCAGCGCGCCGACGTCGATGCGCACTTCGACGCGATGCACGGCGGCAGCGCGATCTTCTATCTCATTCACCCGATCAGCAAGGAGACGATCTACGTCCGCTACACGACCGACACCACGATGCAGTGGACGAACGCGGGCAAAGGATTGAATCCCTTGTGGTCGGTCACCTTCAAGTTGCAGGAGGCGTAAATGCCCAACCTCGTATCCGTTGCAAGCATCGTCGAGAAGAACAAGCTCGGCAGCGATGTTCCGTATCTCGCTTTTCTCGACGTGGGCGTGTTGGATCCGACCACCGGCACCGTGAGTCAGACGCTCTACTACGTGAACAACACCGAGGCGGTCGTGCGTCAGGGCATCACTTACCAGCCGATGCAGTTCTCGCTGGAGCTCAAGACGCAGGCCGGCGCGCAGCCGCAAGTGAATGTGTCGATCTTCGACTACACGCGCGCGGTGATCCAGACCATGAACGACTACGGCGGCGGCACCGACTTCCCCGTGGTCGTGCGCGTGTGTCAAACCGGCGCGCTTAACGAGACGCCCGACGTCGAGGAGCACTTCACGATTGTGCAGGCGACCGCGGACAACTACGTCGCGAACTGGACGCTCGGCGCGGAGAACGCGCTCACCAAGCAGTTCCCGCGCCGCCAGCAGCGCCGCGATTTTTGCCAGTGGGTCTACCGCGACGGCAATACCTGCCGCTACAACGGTGCAATGACCTCCTGCGATCGCACGCTCGCCGGGCCACTCGGGTGCCGCGCACACAATAACGTCATCAACTTCGGCGGCTATCCGAACCTGGTATCCAGCAACCTCTACGTCGCGTAAAATGGATAAGTCACGCGTTACATACTATGACCTGGTCGGCGCGCCCTTCAGACGAGGCGGCCGCGGACCCGATGAGTTCGACTGCTACGGCCTCGTCAAGTTTTTGATCCAGCGCGCTACCGGCCAGGTGGTGCCCGACTATGTGACGCCCGATGACACCGGCGCCACGCACGCGCTGATGATTACGTCGCGCGAGTTCTGGCGCCGGCTGCCGGGTCCGAAGGTGGGATCGATGATCTTCTTCAGGATCGGCCGGGAGGTGTGTCACGTTGGCTACATGATAAGTAACGGGTTATTCATTCACGCGTGGGAGTCGTCGGGCGGCGTCACGGTCGAGCGGCTCTCGGAGTGGGAAAAACGGATCGACGGGTTCTATGAATACATCGAAGGGTAAGAAAGAGGCGCAGTTCGTGAAGGTTCGCCGGGTCACCAACCCGTTCGAGCCGATGCGCGACGTGCGCGAAGAGCAGTGGAAGTGGCGCAAGACCTACACGCTTGATCGCTACATGCCAATGGGCGAAGCGACCGATGTGGTCGTCTCGCTCAACGGCGTGGCCATCACGCGCGAGCGCTTTGCCAAAACGCGCCTCCAGCCCAACGACTTCATCGTGATCTGCCCTGTGCCGCGCGGCGGCGGGGGCAAGGGCATCCTGCGTATCGTGGGCATGATCGCAGTCGCAATCGCCTCGGTCTACACCGGCGGCGCTGCAGCGGCAGCCTACGGCGGCGCGACCACCGCAGCCGGAGCGGCAGCGGGCGCCGCGGCCGCGGCCGCCGTGTCGATTGCGGGCTCAATGCTCCTGAACGCGCTTCTGCCGCCGGCGGTCGCGACCGTCTCGACCAATAACGGCCTGGGTGCAAGCTCGACCTACGGCGCGGATGGCGCGAAGAACACCAGCGAGGAGATGATCCCGACGCCGGTGCCCTACGGCAGCTTCCGTATGGCCGGCAACATTCTGGGCGTGCACACCGAGGCTGACGGCAACAACCAGATCCTTTACATGCTCATCAATGCCGGTGAGGGGCCGATCGCGTCGATCTCCGGCATCAAGATCAACGACCGCGACATTTCCGAGTTCTCGGAAGTCTCGGTGCAAACCCGCATGGGCGATCCGCTGCAAACGCCGATCGATTGGTTCAACGCGGTCATCACGCCGTATCAGAAAAACGTCAAGCTGCCCGCCGACGGAACCTATCTTACTTTCGCCACGCAAGGCAACGTCGAGGCGGTGCGGCTGGACTTCAACTTCCCCAGCGGCCTTTATTCGGTTGACACGAAAAGCGGCGACATCGTGAACAACTCGGTGGCGCTCGAGGCAGACTACCGGCTCGCCGGGTCGAACTCGAGCTGGACCGCGTTTACGAGCTCCGCGCCGCGTTACGTCAACGTGCGCGTGCAGCCGATCACCAATATCGGCGTGGGCAATGTGCCCGCCGGCGGCTTCGTTATCGGCACCAACCTCGGCGAAACGCCGGCGCAATGGGATAGCTCGCAGGTCATCACGGACCTGAGCCTCACCACCGACAACGGCGAAGTTCTCGATGTCGTGCGCCAGGCGGTCATGGCGAAGTTTGGCAGCTACGTCGGTCAGCAGATCGACTCGTGGCCCGTCGTTCATGGTGGATCGGTGTCGATGGGCGTCGCAGTGCCGGCCGGCAACGCCGCGCTTGTAGTCACCGAAGCCCTGCGCGCGACCGCGCGGCGCACCTACACCTCGCCACAGCTGACCCCGGGTAAGTATGAAGTGCGCGTGCGGCGTAACCCCAATTACTACGACTACACGGCCAACACGGGCGGCACGCTCATCAAGACCGACACCAGCACGACCGCGATGTCGGACTGCTATGTGGGCGACCTGAACGAGATCGTCTACGAGGGCGTCGGCTACAACCACACGGCGCTGCTCGCCCTGCGCGTGAAGATGGACGACCAGATCTCGGGCGTGCCAAACGTCACGTTCATGAACGGCGGGCGGGTGATCTCCACGTTCGCGCGCGCGAACGGCGTCACCACGCAGACGAACCAGGCGAGCAACAACCCGGCATGGGTGCTGTGGGATGCCCTCACGCACTGGCGTTACGGCGGCGGCATCGACGCAGGCCGTCTGGACCGTTCGGCCTTCTTTGATCTCGCGGACTACTGCGCCGCAAACGGCCTGACCTACGACGGCGTGTTCGACACGAACATGAACATTTGGGACGCGTGCAACTACATCGCGCGCTGTGGGCACGCCCAGCTCGTTCCGGTGGGCACGCGCTACTCCCTCGTGATCGAGCGCCCGAGCGACCCCGTGATGATGTTCGGCATGGGCAACATCGTCGAGGGCACCTTCAAACAAAGCTGGATGGCGCGCACCGACCGCGCCACCGAAGTCGATGTCACGTTCTCGGACAGGACCGACAACTATAAGAGCAAGACCGTCAAGGTGGCCGATGCCTCTGCCGCGCTCGAAGGCCGCCCGCAAAACGCCGCGCAGATCACCGCCTACGGCGTGGTCGATATCCAGCGCGCGTATAAGGAAGGCGCGCTCCAGCTCAACATCAACCGCTACCTGACCCAGACGTGCGAGTGGGAGTCGCCGATCGAGGCCATCGCGTGCACGGCGGGCGACGTGGTGCTCGTGCAGCACGACCAGCCGGCATGGGCCGACTCGGGGCGTCTTGCGCCGGGCAGCACCTCGACGGTGATAAAGCTCGACAAGACCGTCACGATGGCGGCGGGCAAGGCCTACAAGCTGCTTGTGCTCGCCAACACCGCCACGCGCGGCACGGGCACGGTCAGCATGGTGAACGACCAGTTCATCGGGGTGCCCGGCACGCCGACGAACTACCGCACGCGTCGCATCCGTAATTCGGCCGGCGTGGAGACGGGGATTACCGCCGTGGTATCCGATGGCGTGTATGTGGACTCGACCGCAGGGTTCGCCGCGGGTCAGGCGGTCACCTTCTACGACACCGACGTGATCGAGGACCACGATGTCGTGCTGAAGGTTGGCGACACCGACACGGTGACGATCACCGCGCCGATGTCGTTCGTGCCGGACCCCTTCGTCAACTACATGTTCGGCGAGACGACGAAGGTCAAGAAGCCCTTTCGCATCACGCAGATCACCCTCGGCTCGACCGATATGCAACGCGCGATCAGCGCGCTCGAATATCGTGCCGAAGTGTATGACCTCTCCAGCTACGGCGACGTCGCGAATACGCTCACGCCGCCGATGCTCGATCCGTCGCAAGCGGCGATCGGCGTCGTGCAGAACCTCTCGGCATACGAGGAGACGTATGTCTCCGGCAGCCAGATTCTCTCGCAGGTGCGCGCGTCGTGGGCACAGCCGACCGCGGGCAACTACGCGGGCGCCGACGTGTATCTGCAGAAGAACGGCAGCGCATTCGCGAAGATCGGAACGGTCCGGGCAGACACGAGCTTCGTGGTGCCGGGCGTTGCCAAGGGCGATCGACTGACCATCAAGGTGCAGGCGTTCGATATCTGGGGCAAGTATTCGTCCTACGACCAGGCTCCGATGGTGAGCTACACGGTGGTCGGCACGATCACGGGCATCTCCACGGCGATCGTCTCGGGCGCGGACTTCATCTGGGCGGGGCGCGACTGCAAGGTCTTCTGGCGCTACAACGCGGTCACGAGCTCCTTCGAGTTCGGCAGCGAGCCCAACGGTG